CGAGTACGCAAATAACCTTCCTTGTACTCTGAACAAAGCCGCCGACGTTCCGGCAGAAGTTGCAACCCTCGCCGATGCAATAGCCGACATGGAGCTCCAAATTAAGACCATGACGGCCCAGCGCGACGAGCTCAAGGAAAAGATACTCGGCCTCATGCGTGAGAATAACTGCGACAAGGTAGAACTTGACGGGCGTGTACTTATCACCCGCGTAGCCGCCACCACACGCGAGGCCCTGGACGGCAAGGCGCTCAAGGAGTCTCACCCGGATATATACGCGCAGCTCCTCAAGATCTCTCCCGTAAAGGAGTCGCTTAAAATCACCGTAAGAAATTAACCTTTAATCACTTAAATAATGAAAGCAATAAACAATTTGATCGGAAAGAGAGTAATAGTACGCGCTCATGGCGCAGGTGTATTTTATGGCACACTCAACGAAGTGGAGGGTAACACGGTGGAGCTGACCAGCTGCCGCCGCTTGTGGTATTGGGACGGCGCTGCCTCGTTAAGCCAGCTTGCCGCCGAAGGTGTCAAGAGGCCGGATAACTGCAAATTCACCGTAACCGTTGACTCTATTGTAGTGCTTAATGTGATAGAGATAATACCGGCTACCGCCGAGGCGCAAACCTCTATCGAGAACGTAAAGGTATGGAAAAAGTAAGTATTGAGGCTATTGAGCGCTTCTTAAGTAAACGCTACGGCTCCGGCTCCGGCTTCGGCGACGGCTCCGGCTTCGGCGACGGCTCCGGCTTCGGCGACGGCTACGGCTACGGCTCCGGCTCCGGCTTCGGCGACGGCTACGGCTACGGCTACGGCTCCGGCGACGGCGACGGCTACGGCTACGGCGACGGCTCCGGCGACGGCGACGGCTACGGCTACGGCTACGGCTACGGCTCCGGCGTTAAAGAGATTAACGGCCAGCGTGTGTACAATGTCGACGGTGTGCCGACCATATTCGAGAGCATACACGGCAACTATGCAAAAGGTTATATTCTCAACTCTGACCTGACACTCAAGCCATGCTGGGTCGCAAAGTATGAGGACTATTTCGCGCATGGCGAGACGTTACGCGAGGCCCAGGCTGACGCGCACACGAAAGCCCTCCAGGAGATGTCCACCGAGGAGAGGCTGGCCGCGTTCATAGAAGCCCACCCCGACACCAAACACCGATACCCGGCTGCTGACCTTTTCGAGTGGCACGGTATTCTGACGGGATCATGCAACATGGGCCGCCGTCAATTCTGCAATGAGCACAATATCAATGTAGAGACCGACACTTTCACGGTTGAAGAGTTCGTGCAACTTACAAAGAATGACTTCGGCGGTGATATTATTATGAAAATATCTTACAAATAAAATTATGGCAAGCTACAACAAAATCATCCTCGCCGGCAACATCGGCAAGGATTGCGAGACGAGAGACGTTAACGACGTGAAGGTCATGAGCTTCACCCTGGCCGTGAGCGAGAAATGGTGCGACAAGGACGGAAACGACCAGGAGCGGACCGATTGGTTTACCGTTGACTACTTCAGTAAGTCAGACGCTCTCAAGGACTACCTCAAAAAAGGTACTCCCGTACTCGTCGAGGGTCGCATGGTAAGCCGCGACTACAATGACAAGGACGGAAACAAACGCACCGCCTGGAGTGTCCGAGTCGAGCGTCTCCAGCTCCTCGGAAGCAAGAAGTAGAACGGAGCAAGTGACGCGCCGTTCTGATAAAACTATAATTTGAAAATAAAATCGTACAATAGTGTGCAAATGATAAAACAATAGTTTATATTTGCTGCAAAGTTTGATTTTATGACGCCTTTCGTGACAAGGCATTAATAGGATAAAGCCCCTTTCGAGTACCTGGAGTGGTCACGACCTCCGGGGAAAGTTAGGGGTTAAGTTTTCAACAATGAAAAGAGAGTCAGTAAAAATATGGGCCGGCTGGCTGGAGTCAATAGACAACATACCAGCACGGGAGTCAAGAACAGAACTTGCCCTTGCCATATTTGAGTATGCCCTCGACGAACGTGAGTACACTGGCGCCGATCCCTGGGTCAAGGTGTTATTACCCACCATTAAGAAGTCGATAGACAACTCCACCCGTAACGCTATAAACGGACAAAAAGGCGGGCTGCAAAAAGCCGCTAATAGCACCGCTACAAGCGACGCTACTACCGCCGCTAATAGCACCGCTAATAACACAAAGACAATAGACAAAGACAATAGACAATATACAATAGACAAAGACAATAAAGAAAAGAATATAAAAGAAAAGACCGAGCAGAGCTCGTCCGTAAAATTCATTTTCAAGAAGGCTTTAATCGAAAGAGGTTGTAGCGATCAGATAGCAAGCGACTATATGGCTATCCGCAACAAAAGGAGAGCACCCAGCACTATAACAGCTTTTGAGCGTATAGAGAAGGAGGCGGAGAAATATATATCCGCGCGACCCGGCGCAACCTTCGAGGACGTCGTCCGGCTCATGATCGAGCATAATTGGCTCAGCTTCGAGGCGGCTTGGGTAAAGGATACCAGCAGCAGCGACTCCGAGGAGTCCGAGTATGTGAAGGCTATGAACGCGCAGATACGTCGCCAGCGTGAGATAGACGCCGAGCTGGAGGCTGAACGTCAGAGGCGCAAGGAAGCAGCAAACAACAACAATAAATAACGAGCTATGGATAGAAACGAGATTATTGAGGCTATGAGCGACAGCCTGGTATGGAGTTCGCTCCCGCCCAGCCAAAAGACCAGCGTCGTCGAGGGTGTAATCGCCCGCGCCTATAACATGAAGGGCCAAATGGCAACCAAGTCCGGCGAGGTGTACTACTTCACCCGTGACGGCTTGGCCGAGCTGCTCGACAAGCGCTACCCCAGGATAACGGTGTCAGAACTTAACCTCGTTATCGACTGCGGTACTCGCGGCGAGTTCAGCAAGGACACCTTTGTCAACCTTGCCAATATCGAGATATGGCTCAAGGGCTACCATAACGACCCCGACCGCCTCAAGGTCTACGAGGAGAACTACAAGGAGAGTCAGCGCGACCCGAGCGAGCCCACCGAGGCCGAGAAAAACGAGGCTATGTATAACAAGCGCATGAAGGAGATATACGACTACTTCTGCGAGACCGGCGAGGTGATGCAAGACTTGAAGGCCGAGTACGATCCCCGCGCGATACACCTCCCGCAGTTCGGCGAGGTCTTATACGACATGATGCAGCAGCACGGCCACGCCGTCACCTTCACACCCGAGTCGCTGGCATGGATAAAGGACGAGGCGGTACAGCAGTATGAGCGCTATATGGCAAGCGTACGCTTCCCGGTTGACAGCACGGACGTCGATATGTTCTACAAGTGCATACTCCTCCGTGAGAACTTGCGCTACCGAAAACAGCAGAGAGAGAACAAATAACAACATACACTAACCTAACAACTAACGAGCAAATGGAGAATATCAACTTGAACGCCGAGTCCTCGGCAACACAATGCGCCCGAATTAAAGCGAACCTGGAGAGCGGTAAAAGTATTACCGGCATGGAGGCCTTCAACCTTTTCGGCTGCTGGTCGCTTCCCCGCCGTATCCTTGACCTCAAGGAGCGCGGTATGAGAATAAAAGGCGAGTCGATCAGACTCGACAACGGCAAACGTGTAACCCGTTACTCACTCGCACAATGACTTCGGCAAATGGTACATATCAGCAACCAGGACGCGGACAGCTTGCTCAAGCTGCTGTCGATTACGTTTCCCAAGCCCACGACGCTACGGGAGGAGAACGCGTTGCGGACGGCGCGGTTAGCACTCAAACGTATGCAGAAGAAGCGGAGCAAATGCTCCAAGCTATAACCGAGCTGACGAAGCGCAGCCGCGAGGAGTTTCTCGGCTCGCGGGAGTTCCCGCTACCCGTCTATCGCGCCATGATATACAAACGACTGCATGACGCGGGCTGCTCAACTCCCAGGATCGGCAAGCTGCTGGGAAAAAACCATGCGACGATACTGCACGGCATTAAGACTCTCAAGGCGTACCTTGACACACCCGACAAAGACGTGCTGGATATGTGTTTTCGCTTTGAGCAGAAGATGAAACAACCAAAAACAAATACAACTATGAGTAAATTATTCTTTACGGAGGTTTCCTTCGCCGGTGGGATGCGTAAGGTCGAGGCCGATATTTGGCCGACCATGACCGAGACGTTTCACCACTCTATCGTAGCAGAGGAGCACCTCGAGACATTGAAAGCCAACCTCGAGCAGCTGGTGGAGAAACGTGCCGCCG